GTCCCGAATTGTGTCTACGAGCAGGCCCTGGCGTCCACCGTTACGGTCCTCTCCGAGGGCGGGGTGGGTGCAGGTTTTTCTATCGGTCCGGGTCTGATAGTGACAGCACGCCACGTAGTCAAGGACGCGAACACGATACTGATCTCACCCTACGGCGGTGGGCACTACCCGGTGACGGACATGCACCTGAGCCCGGACGCCGATATTGCCATACTGGAATACTTTGGGCCCGACGTTCCAGCGGTCACGTTCGGTGGACCTGTTCGAATTGGAGACGAGGTATTTGCGATAGGCTCGCCGGGCGGTGTCCGGCATTACGTGACGCGGGGAGTCGTGAGTGCCCTGGGTCGTGATTTCGGGGATTTCGGAGACGATATATTGATGACCGATGCAGCCCTGAATCACGGTAGTTCGGGAGGGGCGTTGTTCAATATGAACGGGGAAGTGGTCGGTATGGCGATAGCGATAGCCCGCCCATTCCATGGGCTGGGGCTGTGTTTACCGGCTGGAGAGGTGCAACGGGAAATTGGCCGACGAGAAGTGCAAAAACTGCCAGCGGGTCGCTGAGCTTGAGCTCATGCTACTCGACCTGAAATTTGATCGTGACTGCTTGAGAAACGAAAAGTTGCGTATTTTGCAACAGTTCAACGAGTACAAGAGGAAACATGGCGGAGAAAATCAGTAAACAGAAGGCGGGACGTATCCTGAATAACCTGCTACGGCAGGTTGCTCTGGAGCCGACCGAGTTTTGCAAAGACATCACCGAGCCGGGTGATGATCGGTACGTGACCAAGGCGGAGGCCCTGGTCCGCACTGTGTACAAGCTGGCTCTTGGGTATAAAGAAGAAGTCAAGGAAGACGACGGTACGGTCAAGACCGTATACCACCCACCCAATCGCTACCTGATCGAGCTCATTTGGGACCGTTTGGAAGGCAAAGCGGCCCCGGCAGAAGAAATCAAAGACCGTCGTGCGACGGTCTCCGAGCGGGTCAGCGAGCAAGGAAAACAGCGGATTTCGTCTGCTGGAGGAGTAGGCAATGGGGACACTGGTTAGCCAGGCGACCAAGCCGAGCCTCACGACGCCTTTCCCGCCGAAGCGACGGTACAAGAAAGACGAAAAGACCGGGATTATGGTCCCGGTAAACGAGATCGAGAATATACAATGGCGTTCGAATTTATTGGGAAGAGCAGAAAACGACGTGGTTCTCCAAGAGGACCTGCTGGCTGCGTGCCGGGAATCGTTGCCATTCTTTACCAATGCGTTTTGTTGGACGCTGCATCAGTTTGAAGTGGATAAGGAAACGGGCAAGCGGTACGAGTCACCGCAGCCCCATGTTCCGTTCATTACCTGGGACATCCAGGACGAGCTCTTTAACAAGTTCAACGAGTGTTTGGCAAAAGGCGAGGACGTTCTCGTGGACAAGGCCCGTGACATGGGGGCTTCGTGGTGCTGTGTGATCTTCATGCACTGGCTGTGGCTGTTCAGGAAGTCCAAGAAGCTGCTCGAGATGTCGAGAACCGAAGGGTACGTCGACCTGCGGGGCAACGACAAGGCCCTGTTCCAGAAGCACGACTACCTGAACCTGTGGCTGCCTGATTGGATGAGGCCGCCAGGCTGCCTGCCGGGGCAGAAGCATCGGACGAAGATGCACATGCACAACGAGATTACCGACAGCACTATCGACGGTGAGTCGACCACGGCACACGCGGGTTCGGGTGACAGGCGATTGGTCGTCTTGCTTGACGAATTCTCGAAGGTAGAGAACGGCACAGCGATGCGGTCGGCCACACGCGACGTGGCGATCATGAGGATTATCAACTCCACGCCGTCACCGATACCAGGTTCCGAGTATTCTCGGTGGAAGAAGTCAGGGCAGATTTATGTTTTTGTTCTGCCGTGGTGGGAGCATCCGCAGAAGGGGGCCGGTCGGTATGTCAAGGAAAAGACTGACGGTGGTTGGGAAATCCGGTCCACGTACTACGACTACGAGGAAACCGTCCGAAGCCCGAAGGAACTGGCCGTCGAACTGAACCGTGAGGACGTGGAGGCTGGCGAGGCGTTTTTCACNGGGGTAAACATCGACAAGCACGTGGCGTTGTATGGCTCTGAACCGAAGCGGCAGTTGAGTATCAATCTCAAGAAGGGCATTAGCGAGGATGCCATACGTGCGATGATAAAGCGGAAAGACGCGTCCTCGGTGGTGGTCAAGCGGTCGGGCAACGGGCCCCTCAAGGTGTGGTGCGAGTTATTTGGTGGCAGGCCAGACCAGTCGAGGGCATATATCTTCGGCATTGACATCGGTAAGGGTCAGGGGGCTTCACATTCGGTGGTGTCGATCAAGTGCAAAGAGACCAACGAGAAGATCGCCGAATGGGCCGACGCGAACACACCGCCGTATGAGATGGTGCCGATCGTGATCGCCTTGGCCCTATGGTGTGGTGGCCGAAAGCCCCACGGTCTTCCGTTCCTGAAATGGGAGATGAACGGACCAGGCTGGGATTTCGGACGCCTGATGGTCAAAACGTACCACTATCCGTACTTTTACAAGCATTTCCGTGAGGGAACTACGGACAACACAAAGTCGAAAAAGTACGGTTGGCACTCCTCTCGCGAGTCAAAGAAGCTGCTGCTCGACTGTTATGAGAGGCACCTGGCCCACGGTGGTTACGTTAACCATTCGGTTCCCGCGTTGCTGGAATGTAAAGATTACATATACTACCCTGACGGAAGCATCGGACCAGCAACGTTGTTCGAGGAGAGCCCAGCCGCCAAGAAACTGCACGGCGACCGCGTAATTGCCGACGCCCTGACGCTCGATGACAACGAAATACCACAGGGTAAGCCGGAAGAAATGCCAGCACCTCCCCCGGGCAGTGCCGGTTGGAGAATGAAGCGAACGCTGGCGAGAAAACGAAAACCCAAGGGGTGGCGAAAGCCATTTAAGTTCTAATGGAACATATTGGACCAAAGAAGCTACAGTTGGCTGTAAAGATGGGCTTTGATCGTGTAGCACGCTACCGCAAGGCACAGGCCATGTTCATCAAGGCGTTCGTGGGACAATACTACCGCGAGCAGTTTGGTATTACGGGCGACCAGCCTATCAACCTGTACTACAACGTGCTGCGGGCTACTGTGCCAAACTTGGTGATGGACAACCCGCTGAACAAAGTCGTCACTGAGTACGTAGACCAGAAGCCATATGCCGAACTGTTGTCGCTCGCACTGGACAAACTTGAAGAAAAGATCGAGTTCCGCGATACCCTGCGTGCAGGCATTGTCAGTGCGTTTTTTGGCATGGCTGTTTTTAAGGTATCCTTGAAGTCTGCCGGTTTACACTTGGAGATCGACGACCAGCGTATCGACCCCGGGCAGGTCTATGCCTCGCTGGTGGACCTCGATGACTTTGTGATCGACCCGTCGTGTAAGTCGCTGCGTGAGTCATCCTTTTTGGGCCATCGCGTATGTGTCCCTCGGCAGACCCTGATGGAGCGTGAGGAGTTCAATCAGGACGTTGTGCGTCGGTTGCCGCCTGCTGGGAAGCCTGGGAAGGGCAAAGACGTGGCGGATATGACCCGTGACGACCACCAGTTTCGTCACATGCAGGATATGGTCAATGTTGTGGAACTATGGGTGCCGGAGGCCGAAGCGTTGGTCACGATGCCCGACCCGCGGGAGTTTATGTGTGACCAACACCTGGCCCTTGAGGAGTATTATGGTCCGCCGACTGGGCCTTACGAGTTCTTCTCGATGAGCCCGGAAGTTCCCGGGAACCCGCTGCCAATTGCCCCTGCGAGCGTGATTTACGATTTGCAGGATATGGCGAACCGGGTGTTCAAGAAAACAATGGAGCAGTCTGAGCGGCAGAAGGACGTATTGACGTACAACCCGGCGTTTGCTGACGAGGCACGTGACATAGAGGAAGCCCAGGACGGGCAGTCGATTGCGGTCACAGACCCAAATCAGGTGAACGTACTGTCATTTGGCGGCCAAAACCCGGCAAATGTTGATTATCTCGGGCAGTTACAGATGTGGTTTAACTACATGGCTGGCAATCCTGACCAGCTTGCGGGCATCCAGTCGGACGCCCGAACCGCGACGCAGGCGTCGATTCTGCAATCGAACGCGGCTGTCACCATTGAAGACGCTAAGAATCTTGTGTACCAGTCGGCAGAACGGTGCTCGGCCAAGATCGCGTGGTACCTGCATACGGACCCGCTGATTGAAATGCCGCTGTCGAAACGACTGCCGGGCGGGGAGGTTCAGCAGGTTATCCTGACGCCCGATCAGCGTTCTGGTGACTTCCTGGACTTCACGTTCCGCATTGTGCAGCGGTCGATGAACCGATTGGACCCGATGATTCGGTCCAAACGTATCATTGAATTCTGCACCGCTGTGATACCAGCGGCTGTAAATACGGCCATGATGATGATGCAGATGGGTCGACCGTTTAATCTGGAGACATACCTGACACGGGTGGCTGACGAAATGGGTGTCACTGAGTGGGTGCAGGACTTGTTCCATGACCCCGAGTTTGCGGAACGGTTGCAGATGTTCCAGATGATGAGCCCGCAAAACGCGGGACCGGGCCAAACTTCCGAGATTACAAACGGCTCGATACTACAGAACCATGGGTTCGCCAACCGGCCCTCGGTCGCGTCTGGCGGACAGATGTTTAACCAGCAGGCTCAAGGCGGTGCGAATGAAATGCAAATGTCAATGGCCCCATCGTTGGGGCAAGGAATGATGTAAGGAGATTTTTATGCCTTTTACACCGGAACAATTACGCACTATCCAGGATGCCGCGGCGGTGCTTGAGACGGCCCAACCCCAAGAGACCCCGCCCCCGGCTGCCCCACCAGTGGCTTCTCCTGAGGAGGAAGACGGGTGGGTCGCACGGTTGCAGGCCGCG